TCTTCCATAAAGCCCTTCCTGCTTACCGAATCGCAGCTTAGCTTTATCATAGCCTTTTCAAGAATCGTCTTCCCGAATCGCATTGCAGTTCCCTTTCGGGAAGCAGGAGGACCGACTAGGACTATATACATATTAGGATAGGTCCAAGAGTCCCAGTAGATACGAGCCTTCCTCTGGAGAGCAGATGCAATGCAAGAGATGCCTACCCATGTTAGGTATATCTTTGGAGCCTCCGATTCGGAAGCGTATTCTACGAAGCTACTAAGCCAGTCATCAACCCTGCGCTGTTGCATCTAATACCTCATCCAGTGTCTTAGTAAACGTATCGAAAGATTTGAGGCTACATTTCTTTGCAAAGCCAAGTCTCTTTCCTATCTTCAGCTCCGCTGGTATTATAAACTGTCGACCTCTAGCCAGGAGAGGAGTTTCGAGTACCTCCTTTATCCGAAGCAGTTGTTTGTAGCAATGTTCTCTATCGGAGTAGGGAATTTCGAAGACTATCGAGTCATGGACTTGGTTTAGTAGAATGATCTCTTTGTAATTAGGACATTCCCAAATGCTTAGGATTCCCCTCTCGTTAATTATATCGGCAACTGTCGACTGTGGAATGAAGGCGTAGCCCTCCTTAAACAAAGAGTCATCAAGGCGACCGAAGAATCTCCTCTTTCGTCCCATTAGGTTGGTTAGAATACGATCCTGTTTGATCTTCGTTTTGACTGTGTTATGCCAAAGGCGAACACCAGGATAGCTTCGATGATACTTTTCGACAATAAACTTTGCTCTTGTCTCTGGTATCATATGGAGGAGGCCGAAGTTCCTGTATCCTAGATCATAATTCAGACCATGGTTAGACGGCTTTCCTACATGCTTTCTTTCCTCCGGTGTTACTTCGGAGATGTCTTTATCAAGGATTAGGGAGGCAGTTTTCTTATGGATGTCAACGCCTTCCTCGAATGCGGAGATCATTGTGCTCTCTGCACTTATGTAGGCAACTATCCTGTTCTCAGCCTGCGATAGATCAAACTCGCATATAATGTAGCCGTCATCGGCCAGCATCATTTCCTTCATATCTTCAGGTTGGTTCTGCATATTTCCGCCGTCACCGAAGATAGATTTGCTACTCGATAGGCGGCCTGTATCCGCTGCCCCGACTGGATTGTAGCTACATTTCAGCCGGCCGTCGACTAGTTTGATATTATAGTACGTTCCATTAGCCTTCGAGAGCTTTCGCATCTGGAGGATGATGTCTGCCTCTTTAAAACCCTTTATAGCAAGCCTCGTTAGTGCTTCATCGTCGCTGGTAATGGAGCCGGTACTTCTGCTAACATATGGCTTAGCTCCTTTTGTTATGTAGAAGTATGTCTGCACCTGCTTTGGGCTGGATATGTTGATAGGAGAGCCTGTTAGATCGTCGAGCTGCTGTTGTAGTTCGGAGAGCTGTGCTTCTGCATCTTCGCTTTTTTTCTTCAGGCCAGCGACATCCATCTTGATACCATGCTGAGACATGAAGATTAGAGGATGGATCATTCTGATATGGCGTTGGTAGACATCTTCGTTTTCCATCTTCCTCACATCGTTCATGATAGGCTGAAAGCACTCAAGGCAGACAGCAGAGTCCTTCGCGTTGTATCTCCAGAATGACTCCTCATCGGTGAAGAGTTTGAAGTACTGCTTTCCGTCGTCTTTGTAGTATGGTTCCTTTGTATATATTGACGTGATGAAGTCGAGGCCCTTTGGTAGGTTTGGTGCGATGATAGCTTGACCTACCATTGTATCTTCGATATTGTTAACTACTATTCCATACCGACTGAAGATAAAGGAAGAATCGAAGAAGGCATTGTGCATTACCTTCTTTATATTCGGATTTAGCATTATCAAAGCAAGTCGATGCCAGATTAGTACCTCCTCGTCGACGCTAAAAAAGCTATGCCCCCTTGTGTATAGGGCAATAGACATTACATCGATTGGAGACTTGGCAATGGAGAAGCAGGAGACCTCCCTATTTACAACCTCAATATCAAAGCCGATAGTGTCTCCGTCTTGGATGCTTTCGAGGTAGGTTATGGCTTCTGTGTAGGTGGGGGCTATCTTTATACTGCGATCTAGCGTTCTGATATCGGGGTAGGTAGACTCTTCCACAGCCCTCCGTATATCGTGCATGAAGGGGTAGAGTAGATCGTACTCGCGAAGGACGTTGGCAGGGTGGACTGTTACGAGGACTTTCTTTCCTGGCACTAATGTACAGGGGTAGACAGATCCCCTGCGTTTGGTTACTTTGTTATGATGCCCCGTTAGGGCGTACATCGCAGTTGTTCCAACTGCAAGAAGGAGGTTAGACGTAACACCTTGAAGACGATCCTTCAGTGCGTCGATATAAGCTTGGCCGTCTTTACTAACCACAGGATTCTTCCCACTGCAGTCTATAAACGGAGTGATATCGTTTCGCTCTGGTCGTTGAGTGACTACATTGTCTATATAGCACTTCGACCGCAGCCAACCGGAGCTAGCAAGGACTCCGTCGAGTAGCTGACCGGAGGCACCAACAAAGGGGCGACCTGTTCTATCTTCCTCTGCACCAGGGGCTTCGCCTATAATTGCTATGCTTGATGAGGGATTTCCTTCTGGTAGGACTATCATTACTTACCCCAGTTTCCTTGTCTGAGAATCTGACCAATTACTGCATAATTAGCAGCATCAATTAAGGTGTCGTTGATAGATTCGTTTTTTGGTTCGCTAGGCTTCTCAAATGACTGACCATAGATCTCAAACCTAAACCCAATTAAGTTCATCAGACGAGCAATCTTGTCCCACAGTCTTGTAACCAATCCAATCTCTCCCGTTGCAAGAATATTGGCTGGGGAGTAGTCGTGATTCTTAGCAAGATGCAAACGATACATAGCACCAGTTATTAATCTAAATGCCTCACACTGCTTTGGTCTTAGTTGTTCGGTCTGATTCAGCGGAGGTAGTTCTGGATAGTAGTACACTGGAATGTTGTTGTCTAGAGCAAACGACAGCTCACGCTTTGCACCAGTAGAATCCTCCCAGGATGGAATCATTAGGATAGCATCGCAACGACTGAGGATATTCAGGTCACGTGTTAGGTAGACTTCATCATCTACATTACAATCTTGCTCAAAGTGATATGTATTAAGATGTGGGCATAGTGCAGTGTTTCCGCTCTCCCAAACCTCGATAGCAATAAGTCTGGCTTTGCTGATATTCTCATCAACATTACCACGATAGGGCCCTGCAATATAGATTAGCATATTAGAACTCCTGTGCTTGTGTTTCTAGTACCCTCCGCCAATTCTTACCGTAGAGTTTCATCATTACCGAGTCTTGTATTACTACATAGTTAGTTCTCGGAGGCTTCGCCGCGATTATGAACATAGTATCGATTCGCATTGTGTCGTACTTAGCTATACCAACATTGACTTGGGACTGCCACTTCAGCCGTTGAACATCTTGCTCCAACCAAAACAGCTGTTTGGCGTGATAGGATACTCGATATGCTATTGTCCCTATCATCAAGCAGACAAGAAAGGTAATAGCCACGATGAGCTTTACTATCTTAACGTCCATAGCTGTTATAATCTCCAGGTTTTCCTTCGCTGACTTTGACAACGAAGTAGTCGTGGTAGACTTTGTTCAGATCGCAACCGACACAGGTGCAGTTAATTCCATCAGCGGCGAGGATTGTATTACCACTACCGAGGAACGGGGAGACTATCATACTCCCGGGCTGTACGAAGGTAGAGAGAATGTCTATCATCATCTCGATAGGTCTCTCCGTCGGGTGGGTCTTTTCGCTAGGCGGTACTGTTCGATAGTCGAAGACATTAAGGCGGCCAGGCTTTTGAATCTGCGCTTTGCCTTTTCGAAGGTAGAGAGCTGGCTCGCAAGCACTTCCGAGGTATAGCTCAGGGTGCTTGGTCTGTCCTTGGCTTTTAGTCCAGATAAGTGGAATATTATTACCTATAAAGCCAACAGAGAGGGCTGCTTCGTACATAGCCTGAAACCATTTCCAGCTGGTCCACAGAATCATCCAGGAGTCATCTTTCAAGATACGATAGACCTCGGTTACTAGGCCAGAGATAAAGGCAGGATAGCAGGCTTCGTCTATCTCATTGTACCCTTGACTAATAGCAAGAGCCCTCGAGCCGTCGCTTGCTTTTGCATTCTGCAGGTCGATACCGTAGGGTGGATCGATCTCTGCGAGGTCGAAGAATCCTGTTGGTTGCCCCTTTGCCCAGACGAAGAAGTCTTGCAAGTTGTAGCCGGCGACGAGTTGCTCTTTTAGAATATCCTCTGGCGTGTTACCTCTATCGGCTTTAATAGCTGCTGCTTTCTGCTCTGTCTTGATTTCGTCTCCGAGCTTCTTTAGCAGTTTGCTCGCTTCGGTCTTAGATTTTACCAAGTCCTTTAGCTCGGGCATAGCTTCGAGTGCGTCTGCGAGTGTCAAGTCATCGGAGACGATTGCATCAGACCTACCGAGTAGTGCAGCTGTCTTTTTCTGTGACCATCCTCCATCGTTGTAGTTCTTCTGCTCTCCATGGATTTGCATCTGCAGTCGATGAATCTCCCTTGTTAGCGCAAGCTCTTCAGTCCACTCGAGATCCTTTCTATTGATATTCTCGGAGAGCTCTATAGCTTTAGCGTCGAGCTCGGTGAGGGAAGGAGGATAAACGCGGACGAGGATAGTTTCTCTCTCCAGTCGCTTGTGTGCTTCAAGACGACGGCCGCCTGCGAGGAGAACATACTTACCATTACCTGCCTCTTTTACAGCAATAGGAGTGATCTGTCCAACTTGGTTAATCGACTCCGCGAGTGCATCAATATCTCCGAGGTCTTTTCTCTCTCGATTCTCTACGATGATGTCAGAGATCTTTACAGCAAATCCTTCGTTCTGCATTAGCATTCTCCTTCTAGTAATGCTATCATCCGCTCGAGTTCTTCGGGTGTAGCCTGTTCGATTGTATTTCTTACGCCTTTAGTTATCGCTATTCGATTGGCTTTGGCTTTGGTAGTTGGCCGCTTCGATGTTAGTCTGTTATTTCTAATCGCAGTGTGCAGAGTGACTAGCTCTTCCCACTGCATGTCGAGAATAGATTTTTTTAGGCTATCTAGATGCATATCTCTCCTCCAAGAAGCGACCTACGAAGTCTATCACAGAGCTAGCCGTGTGTATAGTTTGACTATTCGTCAAGCCGGCTGTCTCTCCCTTTATATACTTCAGCCTCCTTGTTATCTCCACAAGAGGGATGCTATACAGGAGGCACAGATTGACAAGTTCAGAGATGCCCTCTGCGAAGGCACCAAAGTCGGCATTAGTTCTTGGGCCAATTATAGTAATTCGGTGAAGGGAGCCATCTTCATTATCGGCACAGATTATGTAAAAGTCTAGGCCAGACAGCCTTACTAAACCAATAAATCAAACATAATAAGAGTAAGTAAATAAATTAAACTAAATATACTACCAAGAAAAAAACATACTCCTCTACTGGCTTCTGTTTTATTTAGCCGGTTAATAACAATATTATATAAAATAAGAAATACAAATAAAATAATATACTGTTTAGACATTTTCTTTCCTATACTTATCGACCTTCTTATTTATCCCCTTCCAGGTATTCTTTTCTTCTGACAATTACTTCCACCCTTCCGGTTAACATAGGTCCGAGCAGATCAGGGTCTTTGTCAAGTGCTTCGATTATTCCATCGAGAACGTGATTGATAAGAGTCTTTCTACTGCCCCACGGAAAGTACCTACGTTGGAAAGCGAGTTGTTTCTCCGTGAGGTCGATAGATGTTCTGTGTATCTTCTGGCCCTCGTTCATATTTCCTCCTGGGTAAAAAGAAAGGCCTGCCGGCTTTCGACAGGCCCTCTTTGGTTTGACTACTTAGCGATAAAGCGGGAGATCTTCGGGCGCTCTTGTCCTTCGAACTCTTCGTTCTTCACGAGGACCCAGCCTTGAAGGCCAGACAGAGGGGTATAATCACCGGAGATGTAGCACTCCTCGAACATCGCGATAGGGATATCGAAGCACTTGCAGAAGCCCTTGATACCTCGACGTTTGGCGTCGGCTTTGTCTTTCTCGTCTCCCTCTTGAGGCAGGCCAAGGTAGGTATCGAGGTTGTACGTATTCGGCTGGTCAGCGATCTTCAGTGTGACCTTCAGGGAGGTTTTCCCGCTGTTCTTGCCTTCGTACTTCCCCATGCTTACGATGGTAACAGTGTGTTCGCCTTCACTAGCACCTTCCAGATCGGGGGTGTTTTCGAGGTTGAGGTCTAACAGTGACATGGTGTTCTCCTTTGTTTTGATTTTGTGGCTGTGTGTTTATTAGGTGGTGCTTATTGATAGCTTTGTTTTTCAATAAATGGAAAGCGATAGTTATGCGGGATTTCTCCTGCCTTCTTCTACACCGTCTTCGAAGCCGTCTTCCCTGCCTTTATCATAGCCCGCATCGTAGCCTTCGGTGTAGCCCGCGCTGTAGCTATCATCAGCTGCGCTACTCCCACTCTCGTATCCGACATCGTAGCCTTCTTCCTTCGCCTTATTAACGAGGTCTTCTACCTCTTCCTGACTCTTGAATTCTGTAGCAGCAGAGAGTGCTTCTTCCTTCGACTGCCTTGATGTAGAGCAATTATCGTCGAAGTTCAGCAGACAGGAAAGGGCCATCCACTGATCGTCTGTCAGAGAGTCGAGCAGAAGACGGATAGCGATCTGTTGATTTTTAGTCATGGCTTCTACCTCCATACCTTATCTTCACTAGGAAGGCCTGCCTTTTTCAGCAGCGCCTTTACGTTTGGTTCTTCCTCCGGAAGGAACAGACCATCTTTACCAAGCTGCGTACTGGCTCTAAAACGTCCCTTCGGCTGCGTTAGCAGCTTGTAGCTCGTCTTTCCGCCTGCTCCCGATGTTGCGAGTAAGACATACTTCTCGGAGAAGAGGATAGGGATACGGCTACGAAGCTTTGGGTAGGTCTCAAGTTCTTCCGTGATCTCTCCTGTTACTTCATCCTTGTCTGGTGTAAGGTGAGCGGTTACGATGAAGTCACAGGCCTGCGTTGAAGTTAGCTTAATCATATCCTTCGCCATGTTGAAGACGATTGGGTATGCAGTTATCTTCGGAACGCCGTCCTCGTGACCTTTCCTCTTCGCGATCTCATTTGTACAGGCCTCGATCCATGTAGTCAAGGAGTCGATACCGTAGGTTGCGAACTCGTTAAGGAAGCCTGTCTTGATATCTTCCTCCCACTGCTTTTCCCAACGCATGTACTCGGTAGGCTTTTGGGAGTTCTCGTTCATGAACTTTCGGACTATGATCTTTCCCTCCGCGATCTCCTTGCTAAGGACAGAGTATCCGTTGGGGTCGAACATATCTATCAAGCAGGGAAACTTGCACGTCTTGAACAGTCGGGTCTTCCCAGTCCCAAACTTGCCCATAACAAGGGCGGTGAAGTGAGCAGAGTCGATAGGGTTATCTTCTCTGATCTTTGCTACTCTTGCGAGAAGTTCTTCTTTAGTCATGGCTATTGAATCTCCTTGCTATTAGCTCCTGCGATTTATGGTATACTTCAATAGCTAGCTCAATATCATAGAGCGCGCCATGAAGCTTGGATTTGTCTACCTCGACGCCTAGGAAGTGAGCGACAGTTCCTAGCTTAAAGTCGGAGATTATTTCTTCTTTTTATTCTTTCTCTTCTCCGCTGCTTTTTTCCTGCGTTCAACAGATTTGCAGTAACTACACCCGAGCAGGCCGGTCTTATGCCCACATTTACTACACTTACCCATAGCTCTCTCCTTTTATTAGTGGCTACTCACAAAAAGAGTGATGACAGATCGGACAGTTTGTAACATGCTGATAGGTTGCCTCGTCTGCTGTTACTGCTCTCCAGATGCTGAGGCCACAGCTTGGGCACTGATCGAGAGCGAGGAATGGAATATTCCGAGATGCACAGTATTGAATCTGTGCTTCTTTCTTCTTTAGCTCTGGGCCTGACTGAGTGATTATTTCCACTATCTCTTCCCTCCGACGTACTCTACCTCATGATTCTCAAGGGGATTCCAGAACTCCCGCCGAAAGCCAGGTTGGTCTACTCTGCAGATCGGGATAGGATTTTGATACATACTGCAAAAGTCAAGGTAGGCGCATGGCTTATTGTAGGCCATGCAGCTATTACCATTGGGCAGGAAGCAAGGCATAATCGGTGCGCCTATGCTCGTTCTTGCTAGTATATCGAAGTCTGTATGTATCGCATCTGCGATGCTGTTGGCAAGGTGGAGGTAGAGGTTAAGGTCTGCCATTGTCTTCGTGATCTTGATTCGGTTGAGTTCGATCTTCGTTTTTTGAAAGATCACTCCGTTTACAACGACTGGGATCATCTTCTGCAGGTCTCCGTATAGGCAGTTTACAACGTAGGCGTAGGTCATAATCTGGAACTTCATCTGCCACTGGGAGGCCCAGTCTGTAATGTTCCACTTGCTCGTTTTATGCTCATATGGGATCAGTTGACCTTTCTCATCTCGAACGATCAGGTCGATACGGAAGGAGATATCGTATCTCTCAGAGATCGGGGCCTGCCCGAACATTTCAACTCGGACTGGCTCGAGTTTTGTGTCCTCTCTTGCGTAGACATCGATGTACTTTTGCATCGCGGCTATTGTTCGCTCTGGATTCTTTGGGCTATAGTCTTGGTCGGTATCCGAATCGAAGTGCTGTCGGTACTTCTGTAGGAAGAGATCGTAGGCACCTTCGATATTACTGAATCTGCTTCTATAGATCTCGCCCATTAGTAGGTGAAAGGCTTCTCCGAAGATTAAGTCGTGGGGGGTGAAGTCAGGACGCATGCCTGCAACATGTGTGAAGAAGAACTTCCTTGGGCATGTTTGGTAGTCCTGTACTTTTGAAGAGTCAAGGACGTTCCAAGCACTGTGGAAGGGGACTGGATAAAGACGGTCGGGGTTAGCTAGCATGGCGATCTCCTTCTTGGTATGCCCCATTGTATCTGTGGCCCCCTTTATTGTCAACGCGGAGGAAGCCAAGCTGCATTACTCGGGAGTCGGGTTCGAGGATGATAGGATAGGTAACTTGGAGACCTGTCTGCGGTGTTCCTCTGTATCCTACATCATACCAGCCGCCTGCGATAAACGAGCCGAAGCGAAAGAGGCTTGTTCTATTCATCGGGATGGCTGCGATGTTTAGTGGTAGGTTCACTCGCTCGGCCATTGTTAGAAGGTAGTAGCCAACGCGGAGAACTTTTCCATTTCCTGTTACGTCTTTGTAGCTAGGTGCTTTCTTGTACATGAAAGATAGTTCTGGTGTCTCGAGATCGTATTTGATTATCTCGATCTTTGCAATTCGAAGGTCAAAGCCGTTCGGCTGGAGTTGAATATCGAGGTCTTTGTAGTCCTCGATCATTCTCTCGTTCTCGATCAACTCTCTTATTTCATCGGCAGCAAGGAGCATGATTTCCTCTCTTTTATAAGTTAGCTATTAGCGACATAGAGCTACACCAAATCTCTCCAAAAAAAAACTCCCGACTGTGGCTCAAGGGTAGGACTGGCAAACCACAGTCGGGTTTCCAACCTGTCGCACTCAACGATGCGTGGCGTACTCGCCTGATATTGAGCCGAACAGGGATATAGTGCTATTAGATTCTTGTTGCATTATTACTATCTTTCTTATTATTTCCAACGCAGCCGTATATCTGCACTCTCACACTTGCCACAAATAGTACATGTGCGGAAAGTTATGTATGGATGATAGTCAGCAAATCCAATTCCTCCACCCTCACCAGGCCTACCATTTCGCCAATAGTGTCCAAATACAGAGCACACTGCGCCAGTATTGCCTAACTCTTTTACTAATGCCTCAACTAACAGCGTATCAGCGGATATATTGCCAATCATCTTTTTGGCATTTTCTTGCGCTTCAGCTTCAGCTTTAATAGTTGATGAGTCTTTTTTTGCAACAAATATGAAGCCGTTGCCTGTAAAGACAAGACTGTCTTTAATGGTTATATCTTGTGCGTTTACCGTACAGGAAAGTACCAATATCGCAAAGATTAAATACATATTATTTTCCTTTTGATTGTTTAAACTTGTACATAGAACTACGCACCCATGAGCGCACGTCCTTATGTTTTTCAATAATTGAAAATCGATAGTGACCATCCCCTTCTCGCGAAGGGCCCGCTTAGCCATGATAGGCAGGTGGCTCGATATAACCAGATGGTCGATTGCTCGTGAGACAGGAGTTGAACCTGCATACTGCCGATTATGGCACCTGGTATTCTGGACTATATAGCGCTACTTCGTCCATACTTTTCCATGACAGCTACCCAGTCTAGCGTCTACCAATGACAAGTTAACCGGTGCATTTCTGCACTTAGCATTTCGGGCAGAGGTCTTGTCAATTCCGCCACTCACGAGCTGTCTCATCGGGAGGCGAGTGAGACGTTAGTTCCCAGCCTGCAGAGCGGCCAACTGCGCTTTCATCTTCTCGATAGCCG